CCAAAATGCAAAGCGATGGGTTCGCCGTTGTAGCGATGCAGGTGTGGCAATTTTGTGGCTTCCTTTCGATGGGGGGCACTATGCTAGAGAACTAACACAAGACGGACAGGCTGCGGTCTTAGGTGGTGTGTTAGACCCTACGGCTGCTGCATCAGAGATTGGTAGAGCAGCAGCAGGGGAACTTACAAATGTGGGCAGGCGAGTAGCCTGAACTCAATAGACCTCTCAACGGCAAGATGCGTCCTTCCAGCGCGTGTCCAACTTGTCGGCGAGAGTTTCAATAAATCGGAAGCCCCATTATCACCCCCGATGGTGGGGCTTCCACTTATGGACGGCAAGGATAAAAAATGACGATAAGAGAAATTATTTTGTTGCGAGATACGACAGGCTTCGATGTGGTGTGGGAAAACGGATTGCCACTATCGGGCGACACAAAAGATGCGGTGTTCTATGCATCAAATAATTCGTGGGTATGCACAGTAAAAAAGAACGGCTTCGCGGTTGATGTCTATTGCGATGGAGATACTTGGATAAAAACGCGGGACGGCAGCGGATACAGATACGGCGACGAGTTGATTGCAGCGGGCTACACGGATAAAAACCTGGGAGCTGCCGAAGCATCAGACGAAATCACAACGGAGATGAACTCTTGGTTCGACCTTTATGTTCAAGGCGTGCATTTAGATTTTGTTTCGCACGACATAGATGATGCGTTGGCGAGCGCTATGAGTTGGCTTGAAGAAGAAATCGAGAACGCAAGGCAAATTGAAATCGGCGTGCCTCTTGATTTACCTGCAATAACAGTTTAGAATAGAACAAACGACGAAAGGATAAAAATGCACGTTGGACAAATAATGCTTGTCGAAGCGGAGAGCCACGCAGAAGCGGTAGACAAAGTTCAAGGAGTAATTCAGTATTCCGAAACACCAACTCCGTCTTGGTCTGATTGGAACGAAGTTGGCGGGCGTTGGTCAGACTTCTTCGGCAAGGGTAAAAATGTATTGCGCTACACGGAGAACTCCGCGCTCGCAGAAGAAAAACTAACCGAGTGGCTTCGCGGTCGAGAAGAAGAAATGGCAAGTTCTCTCAACCAGATAAAAACGCTGGACTTAGCAAAAGTTGTTGCCGAGTATGACCCAGAGAAAGAGCCGTCTTGGGTTGGCGATACTTCAATGGCGTTGTGGAGATTGGCTAGGTTGGCTAAGTTGTTGGGAGATGATTGGACTTCCGATAGTGCGGTCTACGACTTGGACAACTTCACAGGGAACCTCAAATCTTTCCGAGAGCGACTTGCGGTTGCCCCTGAAATGCAATACCTAGTTATGGTGGACTTCCACTTCTAGGCGCGACACGCCGATAAAAAGGTGCTTGCATTATTCTGCAAAAAGAGTATTATTTCTCTTATAGGCAAAACGACGAAAGGACACGAAGTGGCTACAAAGACTAGAAAGCAAGTAATGATTTACATTGGTTGCTGGCTATGCGGTGAAACATTTCAGATTGCAGAGCGCGACTACAATCACGGCGCGGTTTGCGGAGATTGCATAAAGGGGAAAAAATGATTGGTATTTCTTTACACGATAAAACAGTAATGATGGCAACGCCAAAATGTTCTTGGTGTGGCGACATTGGTGAAGTGGAAGTTCCTACGGCAGGATTTCTTGCTAGACAACTTCACGCACCTATTCAAGATTGTTTCCCAGACCTTGACAAAACCCTGCGGGAACAAATCATTTCGGGAACTCACCCGAAATGTTGGACAGAGATGTTTGGAGAGGTTCACTAATGAAAAAGTATTCGGTTGTAGTAAAAGCAAATGTTCACACCGTATGGGAAGCAAATACCGAGCAAGAAGCAATTCTTATGGCAGAGGCTTGGACGGCAGAGGAATACGGCAATCTAGTTCACAAAGCCAATTTCGAGGTCGCGGAAGTTTCCTAATTCCGTTATCAAATCGTTATAAAAATAATTTGCGACACGCCGTAAATGGGTTTGCAAATGTCATAGAGGTCGTGTAATGTAGTTCTTGTTAGATAGTTCGACTACCTAACCACTCCCCACATAGGGTGCGGAGTGAAAAGACAAAATGAAAGAGGTAGCCAAATGGCAACCACAGTAACAAGCAAGTTCGTTACAGAAGTAGCGACAGAAAAGACCGCAGTATCACTTGATAAGGCAACCGCCGAAATCATCACAGAGTTCGTTTCAACACGCGACCTCATCAACAACCTTGAAAAGACCAAGAAAGAACTTGAAGCAAAAATCAAGGAAGTTCTTGGAGATGCCGAAGTTGGTGTCTTGGACGGAAAAATCCGTATCGAGGTCAGCAAGCGCAATCGCACAGGAGTTAGCACAGAGGTTCTAAAGACCGCTTATCCTGAAGCATACGAAGCCTCAAAGACCAGCACCGACTATGTAGTTCTAGTAGTCAAGTAAGACCTAATCCCCATAGGCGAAAGCCCCTCACCGAAAGGTGGGGGGTTTTTCGTTTTCCAAGATGCGGAAGCCAGATGCGTGCGGATAAAAATGCGGGGACGAAGATGCGGTGAAAAGTCCGATTGACTTTTTGCATAGTAAATCGTCGGTTATAAGTAGAGGGCAAAAAAGCCCCACTACAAAGGAGAAGCAAATGGATTACCTAGAGGTGGACAAGTATGGAAGAACTTTCCCATCAAAGAGAAGAAGAATAAGCGACGCGGTAAGTGGGATAAAGATAATGAAAAAGGTGGACACAACTAAACGCTTATGCGATTGCGGAAAGCAAATGTCTATCTACAACAAAGAAACAACTTGTTTTGCTTGCGCCGAGAAGAAAGTCCAGAGGTGAAAAGGATTGCGTGCGATAAAAATCCGGGAGCTTCGTTGATGTCCAGGGCCGGGCTCCCTACACATCGAAATAACTTTTGGTTTAGGTGCAGGTATTTGGTGCAGGTCTGCGCTCGCCACACGCAGACCCGCCAGCACTACTTGGAGTTGTAGATGTTGTTGAGATTTTGTGCAGCCAGTTTCGCTGCGGTCACACACGAAGAACAAAATTCTTTGTATGCGTTTGGTAGTTCATCGTTGTCTGAAACGATAAAAACCTTGCCACACGCTGCGGGTTCAGTTCCACAGGTGTAGTTGAAGCAGAGGCGTGCTTCTTGGTATGTGCCGTCAGCCAGCAAAGCCCAGAGCGTGCCGTGAGAGCCTTTTTCAAGGCGTTTGTATTTCGTCATTGGTTTCTCCCTTCTACCTTTATAACTCCGCCTTAGCAGAACTTTTGTTAGGTATTTGAGGGGGTGACTTGTGTGAGATGGGACACACGACACGCCGATTGCAGGAAGGGTTGCATAAATGCAGGAAAGTTGTATGATTGCCTTGTTCAACAAAAACAGGGAAGGATTGGACAGATGGACAAAATGACGATTGAGGTTAGCCGTCAGGAAGCACAGTTGCTTACTGCGGGCGTTTCATTACTATTGCAAATGGTCACGGAAGACATTGGCAATTGGAAAAACAAGAACGACGAGAGTATGGACAAGTTGTTCATAATGATGGAAATGTATGCGGGTGCTGGAGAAGTCTGGGCAAAGTTGCAAGAAGCACAGGGCACATCGCGAGAAGAAATTGCACAGTATCTTTCAGAACAGGAGAACTAATAAAAATGTTGCCACGTTATCTTTATCACGCAACTGCGGTTTGTAATCAAGAAAGCATTGAGCGAGAAGGACTTCGTTCAAGTTTCGGTGAAGTGTATGCAAGTGAAAGCCCTACGGATTGTTTGACCTTTATGGGTTTTAGATTGCTATCTCACTTTCACTTTACTAAAAAGGGAGAAGCACCAGAGTTTGTAGTGCACGACAGAATTATCGTATTCAAGATAGATACAAAAACTACCGATAAAAAGAAGTGGGAAGTTGGCACAGACCATAATCCTGCGTTCTTCGGTGACGCTACATCGTGGGTTCATCGCGGTTCAATCCCAAGAGAAGCAATTATCCACGTCACGGAGTTTGCGCCGAAAGAGGAGATGGCATAAAAATGGACGACTTTCTACGAATTGTATTAGAGCAATCAAATGCGGTTTGCATTGAGTGCAAAAGAAAGTTTGACTTGTTTGATGAAGAGGAAGCAAATGAGTGGCACTATGGACACGATTGCGAGGTGGGATAAAAATGATTGACGAAATCCCGCTAACCAAATCTGTAATGTTTGTTGGCGATTACTTCACATTGGTTTCGACAGTTGTTCTTGCCGAAGAGCTTCGAGAGCAAGATGAAGATGATAAAGAGTTTGCGATAAGGCTGGCTAGTGTTTGGATACAAGAGCACTATGGCTGGGACTTGCCTGCGGTATCAAATGAGATTGGGATTGTTGCCGAAGGCTGGGACGAAGAAGAGTAAAAGCAGAAATCAGGGTGTGGAACTTTAGTTATCCTAGAGTTCCACGCTTCTCGCTTGAGTAACCTCGCGGTCGCGTGATGAGGTGGCACTACCTTCCACCGCGCTTCTCCCTTGACTTCCCTGCAAGGGAGAGGTGTCTCTAAAAAGTGCAGGAAGATTACCCCCGAAAGGGGGTATTTTTTCGTCCAAAAATCAGAGCATCATGGATAAAAATCTGGCGTAAAGTAGCAGCATGATGAAGTTCAGCATTGTAGATAAGTCGCTGCATCAAAATGGTGCAGCCTCGCCGTTTGTTGCAGCAATCATTGACGACCCAAATGATGGAGAAACAAAACTTGTTGTGATGTTTGAGGACGAAGGTTGCGTCGCGGTTCTTTCTTTGGACAGAATTATTGACGAAGAAGACATTTCGGCAAAACACAACTCACATCATCATGCGGATAAGCATGAAGAAGAACTTCGAGAACTACTTTGGGGCGAGTAGCTCGATAAAAATCCGGGCAACCAGGCCCGCAGCCAGGGAGATGAGAACAACTTGACAACGCTTGCTGCCGTTCAAGGCGAAGGTTGGGCTGTCATTGGTTATGACAGTAGAGTCACAGAAGAGAACCGTATTTTTAGCCTGCCTAAAGATGCTGGCAAAGTTGTTCGTAATGGTCAATACATCTTGGGCGCAGCAGGCGACATGCGTGCGGTCAATTTACTTGCACATACTTTCAAGCCACCAGTTCCGACTGCAAGCGAACACGGAACAAAACTAGACAAGTTTATGTCTGCCAAGTTCATACCTGCCTTGAAACAATGCTTCGACGACGCACAATACGGAGAAAAAGGCGAAACAGATAGTTCGGTGTTTGCAATTATTCACGGTCGCGTCTATGAGATTGGCGGGGGCTACGATTGGTGCTTGGACGAAACAGGCATCTATGCGGTTGGGTCAGGTTCAGATTATGCGCTGGGGGCTATGCTCGCCCTTACAGAGGGTAAAAAGCGCACCATGAGCCATGCGAAGTCAATTATCAGAAGTGGTATCCAGATTGCGACACGCCTAGACCCACAGACTGCCGAACCTATTCACATCATCAGCCAGACTGCCTAGCCAGACCAAGATGGCTAGTGGCGACACGCCACATCAAAATAACTTTCAGATTGACTTGACACCTTCCTGCACTTTATGTTATTGTTTATTCAACGACGAAAGGACAAGAAATGCGTGGACTACCAGATAGCGCGGTGTATGGCACATACAAGCGTTTGAGCCCTAAAACAAAGCAGAACGAAGTAAATGCACTTGCATCTCTCTACGACACCTTTACAAGTGTTAGTGGTTTTGTAAGTCGTATCTTTGCTCGCCGTGCTTACCTAAAAGCGCGTGCGGAGTTCTATGCAAAGCACGGCTACTACATAGACGACTCAACACGCCGATAAAGATTATCTTGCAAAATGCAGGAAAGTATGAAAGACTTACATCACAAATGACGAAAGGAAAGAAATGACTACTTACAAATGGAGTATGGATAAAAAATACATCACTCGACGCCGTTGGGCTTTTGCGGTTGCATTAGTTCTTGCGGTTCTAGCGTTTATGGTTTTGTATTATGTTTCAACTCGTATTTGGTGGGTTGAAGGTCAGGGCTATTGCTTCGACACACTTGAAAAGTGTTTCCCTAGAGAGTTTGGGGGGTGATTAGTGCTACTAGAAACAACAGACATACTTGCGATTATTATTGCGCTCGCGGGTTCAAGTTTTGTAATTATTCTTTCGATAAGAAATTACGGAAAACTGTATCAAGAAAATCAGATGCTTAGAAAAAAACTAAACGAAAGGAAATAATGAAAAGCACACGCATTTCAGAGCAAGCAGCAGAAATGTATTCAAATGGCATGGCTATTGAAACTGTCGCTAAGGAACTAGGTGTTGCTTATCGAACTGCACGGAAGGCTATCAACTCGAAAGGAGTAGAACTTCGTGACCCAAGTCAGAGATTGGTTGGACGCACTCGTCCAGATAAAAAGCAGGTTCAAAATGCCTAAAGGTATTGTTTGGACTGCGGTGATTTCGGCGCTCGCGGGAGTAGGAACTCTTGCCTCTGCGTTCATGGGGAATACCGATTGGGTTCTTGCAACAGGATTTGTTTCTATTGCATCAGCGTTATTGGCAACTAGAGAGCGATAAAAATCTGGGAGGGGGTATGGCGACACGCCGTGCCCTCTCTTTTTGTTTGGACTTGACTTTCCTGCAAATGTCAGGTAGATTGGTATCACCAACACGGAAGGACAAAACGACATGGCAACACCAGCAACAGAGAAGCAAATAAAGTTTCTCGACGACCTCGTAGCAAAGCGCGAGATACCAACAACTTTGTCTGCGGAGTATCTATCTGCAAAGGCAACTCTTGATGTCGCAAAAGCATCACAACTCATCAGCCAGTTTCTAGGTTTCCCTCGCATTGAGGTAAAAACCGCGCTCGCCGAAAAGCCTGCGGTAGACCCTAAATCAGCCCTTTGGGCAGAACTTTTTGAGGCACTTAGCAAAATCCCACAATCCAAGTATGCGGTGCCTGTTTCAGAACTAATGACCGACTTTCTAAAGAAGCCTGTTCATGGTGACTTAGTGTTTCTTGAGGTCAAGGAATACATGAAGCGTCTTCACATCAAGCAGTTGTTTGGTTCAGTAGGAGCGTTCACTCGCGTCCGAACAGATGTTGAAGATGCCCTCGCGTTTGTGCGGATTATTCAGAGCGACCCATACAAGTATGCTCGCCTGTTTGGTGAACATTACAAGTGCTGTGGCAAGTGCGGAGCAGAACTCACAGACCCTATTTCAAGAGAACTAATGCTTGGTCCATGGTGCAGAAAAGCCTTTGGAAGGTGATTAGAGTCACAAAAATGCAGGGAGAAGCCCTAGGCGTAGAACCCTTGGGCTCTCCAACTGCCTGTGGTATCGTTTTTCTATGAATGACGCATTAGACAGAAAGATTTTGGGCTTTCGGTAAGCCCCAACGGTTGCGGTTAGTTAGCAACCTGTCCATGTCCCCTAAATAAGGAGTGCCGAGTGAAGTTATCCCGTTTTCAGATGGAAACAATCGTATTTGCCATTTCAGTCCTAATGATTGGAACATCAACAACAGCAGCAGTAGCGCAAGAGATTGCTGTAGTCGTAGCAGAGCAAAAAGTAATACAGCAAGCCAAAGAAGCAGAAGAGTTGCGGATAAAAATGCAGCGCGAAGCGGAAGAGCTCGCCGAGAAGAAGAAAGATGCCTACGCCAGAGAGCGTCAGCCTCTTTCACCACTAGAACTCAAGGAACTACTAATGATTGCTGGGTTTGAAGGCAAAGCATTGAAGTCTGCTTGGGCTATCGTGATGAAAGAGTCAGGTGGTCGTCCTAAAGCCCACAATGGCAACTCCAACACAGGCGATAACTCATACGGACTATTTCAGATAAACATGATTGGTGGGCTTGGAGAAGACCGCCGAAACAAGTTTGATTTGAAGCAGAATACAGAACTGTTCAATCCTCTTCTCAACGCGGAGATTGCTCACCACATGAGTGGTGGGGGAGATGATTTTGGAGCATGGGGTCTTGGTCCTAACGCTTACAATGGTGGCAAGGTTGGCTCGTATTATGAGTGGCTAGCCAAATACCCAGAAGACTAAGGAGCCCCTCGTGGAAGAGAACAAGCCAGAAGTAAAGGTTGAGCCAGTCGCGCTCGCCGTAGAACCAAAGACTATCCCTGCGGTAGTTGTAGAAGCAAAGCCAGAAGTTGTTGTGAAGCCAGAGCCAGAGCTCCAGGTGGATAAAAAAGCGGGACTGCCAGGAGCTGGCATCTTCGTTCAGTTGTCTGCACTTGTTCCATACTCTCGTCGCAAGAACTCTCGCTCAGTTACATCTGTGCAAGCGCGGTTGATTGAACTTGGTTTCAATACTGCGGGTGAAGATGACAGAGGTCATTTCTCAGATGGAACTGTTGAAGCCCTTGAACTATTTGCAAAAGATAAAAAAATTAAAGCAGAAAGCCTTGTAGACGAAAGCGTGATAACTGCGCTGTTCAAAGGCACTGCGGTTGAAGTTGTAGCCTAACTTTCAAAAATCAACGCCCAGTCTCTCTCTTATTATTGAGGGGCTGGGCGTTGTTGCGTCCTTGCACAACGCCTAAGTGTGACCATGGAAGGACGGCACTTATGGCAATAAACAAAGGAAAGACTGTTCAGATTCTAAATAGAGTCTTAGCGGTGTTCGCAGCATCAGGTTTGTCAGTAGTTGGCGCGGGAGCAATCGCTGGCGTTGAACTTTGGCAAGCAATTCTGATGGCAGGTATCGGTGGAGTTGCGACTGTGGTTGAGGGGCTAAGTCGTGCTTATCTACAAGATGGCAAATTGACAACGGAAGAAATTAACGATGTCTTCAATGCCGTAGATAAGAAAAATGCTGCACGGAAGGCTGGGTCTTCAGGGAACTAATTGACCTGCGGACGAGAAAGGCTCCCCTGGATTTTTATCCAGCCAGGGGGGTCTTCTCCATTTTTGGACAAAAGAAAAGCCCCCACATTTCTGCGAGGGCTGTTTCTCTTTTACTTTTAGTAGTCGTGGTCGTTCTCTGTGTTTCTCTCAACATCTTTTGACTCTTTGCATACGGGGCAAGTCCATTTGTAGAACTCTTCGTAGCGGTATGACTCTATGTCTACTTCTACTTCAACATCTTCTACTTCAAAAGCGGTGCACTCTTCGTTGTCGCAAGAGTCAGCGCGGTATTCTGTGTATTCTGCGTCTGCACCTGCGATTTGGTATTCGTTTCCTGTCACGCCTGCGGGATAGTTGCTCATTTTTTTATCCTTTCGCCTTCGATTAGTTTGGGTAGAGAAGGTCTACGCAAAATTGGCTCATCTCTTCGAGAGGAACTTTGCATGCTTCGGGAGTTGTTGCGTTGTCTAGGAAAGCCCAGACTAGGAGAAAGCCTGCGAACAATAGTGAGCCGATAACATAACGCCCACGCTTCGTGAGTTTCACTCCCATTAGGTCTTGAACTAGGTCTATCATTTTGCTTCCTTTCGTCGTTTCTTGCTTATGGTGTAAGTATTGCAACCTTCCTGCACTTTGTCAAGTATTTGTTTACGGCGTGTCGCAAAAGAAAACCCCCTCTTTCGAGGGGGCTCTCCGAGTTTGTCTGCCTTAGATGAGGGTCACCATTGGGCTAATAATCTTTGAGACCTTCGCAACCATTGTGCGGAGTTCCTGTGCGGTCTTGTCGTCCAGCCCTAGGGTCTCGCCGTCTTCGTCTGTGCCACCTGTGAAGACTGCATCTCCGACCATGTAGTCAGTCTGCGCCCCGAAAGTAGCGTCCCAGATGAATTGAGCAAAAGGGTTGTGCGGTAGTGAGATGAGTTTGCCCTCTTCATTGAGCCACATTGTTTGGCTCTCTGAGATGTCAATAGCCTGCACCCAGCCACCGACTGCGGTCTGCAAAGTCTGAAGACTGTCAGCGGTTAGGTCTAGTTCGACAACTTCTCCAGTTGTCTTGATTTGTAGTGCTAGTTTCATGGTGTCCCCTTCGTCGTTGTTGTGCGGTTGCACTAGTGCAAGACTAGTGCACCTTCCTGCACTTTGTCAAGCCTTCTTGAGAAGATTTCCAAGCATTAGTTCAAAGTTAGTTTCTTCGCCGTTCTCCGTGTCAAAGCCCATGTTTGCGGTGTCTGCCATTAGTTCATTGGCTTCATAGACTTTAGGCAACTTTGGAGATAGCCAGTCTTGTAGTCCGTAGTATTCCTCTGCGGTTAGATACTTCCAACTAACTTCCTCTTCACCATTGAAGAACTGCGCCTTTATTCGTGCGGTGTGTTCTTCGCTAGTGAATACCACTTGTTTGTCTATTGCTTCAGTTTCCAACATTATGCGGTCACCTTCGCAAACACATGTTCGTTGATTTCTGCAACGCTCATTGTGCGGATGTTGTTTATAAATGGCTCTGAGTAAACATTGCTCTCTTCAGTAATGATGAAAGATGTAATGTCCTTCTCTGAGTCTCCATGACTTTCCAAGATGCGTGCGGTCTCATGGTAGATGCCTACTGCTCTATCCAAGTAGTCCACATGGTAGTTGTAGGTAGTTCCCTTTGCGGTGATAGATACTCCGTATGTATACATGTTCCCTGTTCTTTCTATGCGGTGAGTCGTTCGCTTACCTGCATGTCATAAGTATTGCAACCTTCCTGCACTTTGTCAAGTCAAAGACACGCTTATTTCTTAGTGTTATCAAATCGTTATAATGACCAGTCATAGCCCATAGCCCCAGCCCATAGGTTGTTCATAGGTTGTTCATTGGCACTCACCCACCTAGAGTGCAAGCACCCCCCACCCCCAGATTTCTAGGCACTAGCCCAGCCCACCACCTAGCCCAGCCCATAGCATGAGCCAGATAAAAACCCAGACCAAGCCTGGCCACCAGGTAGCAACAACATGACAAGAGCAAGCACCAGCAAATGCACATGACAACAAGAGAACAACTCAAGCAACTTGATGACATGAACAAGCACAAGACTTGACAAGCAAGACACAAGATGACACCCAAGAACTAAACAACTTCATAAAATTTCTTTACAAAAGTTATTTATCTAAGAAAATTTCTTTACTTGACAGCAAAAACAAATAAATAAAACATAAAAAGCCAAGAAAAAAAGAACTTCAGGCATTGAAAAAGGCAAAAGACTTCAAAAATTCAAAACCAGAAAAGTTTCCAAAAAAGCCCGGAACGATTTGCCAGGAGTCGCAAAATAAGCACTGCCTTCTCGCAGGCCAAAAGCAAAATAAGTAAATGTTCATAAATTCGACCCTGTCGTACAATGACTAGGCCCCCTAAGATTTATAGAGTCATTCTCCGTACACCACTGCCAAAATGCTGTACGATAAATGAGTGGACCAGAGTATTCAATTGCCTCAAGATGAAGTTACTTTCATCGCGGCTTTGCCACGCCCAGAAGCCGAGGCTCGCCTCCGTGCTCTTTGGGAAGCGGGTTGGTCTCTTCAAGTTCTTGGCTCTTCCTTAAACCCACCTCGTCCTAAGACGACCATCCATTTTTGGGTAAAGCGTGCAGAGTCTGTAGAACAGCAAAGAGTGATACCTGCTCCACCCCCAAAGTCTTTAACTACCTCAGTCCCTACAAAGAATGCCCCCCGCTTGAGGTCCATTTCTCCGGGCGTCCCTTCCGACATGAGACCACGCCTAAGAGAGCTAAGCGCTCAAGCCAAGAGATATAGGGCTAAGACGGCCCCAGACTCCCCTCTAGCCCTTGCCAACGATGAGCTGACTGCAATTGCTCGCACCCTACGTTCTATGGGGGTTCCCACGGCCGCTATTGCTGAGGCTGCAGGAGTTTCCTACCGTGCTATGGCGCGAAGGCTAAGCAAGTGAGCCGTCAATATAAAACTCTTACAGGAACATATAACGAAGAAGACCTTGCTGTAGTTGTATGGATGAATCCAAAGGCTAAGAACTCCCGTCAGTCCAGAGCCCTTGAGACTATGACCTCTGAGAATTCCCGCTATCCAATGGCTTTCCCGTTAGCTTCCCTCAAAAGGAATCGCTCTTGGGTTAATGCCACTATTGCAAAGACTAAAGAAGAAGTTTTCGAGTTAATCCAAAAGACAGAGCGCACAAAACCCCTGCTTGTCCCTCTAAGCGTGGCTAAGGTTGCTCTTGGTTGGGAGAACTTTTATATCCCATCGGAGTACACAGATGCTTAAGAAGTCCATAGATGTTTTTCCTGCACTTATAAAACTCGCTCCTCCGGGCTCCCTTTCCGACTACACCACTCTCCAAACTACGGGAGATGTTCCTCAAGGGACAAGGCGTGTAGATAGGTCTAGGGCAGTAGTTATTAACAACGTGCTGGTTATCGCCCAAGACAGCCCAGAAGGCCCCACTGTGGTCTTTAAAGAAGCTATCGAGGGAATGACTCAAGAAGGTAAGACGACTCATGTCTTGACCGTTTCAGGAAAGATTATTGCTATTAGCAAGGATGACAACTGCGGCTGTGGCTCCCGCCTTCGTGGATGGAACCCTATGGGCTCTGCCATCGTAACCTCGAGCGAGGACCCAGATGCTTAGTCCCTTCGAGTTCATCATATTAGGTCTTGCCACATATCGTCTGACTCGACTAATAACGCGAGACGTTATTATGGACGGGTTCAGAAATTGGTTCTGGAAAAAGTGGTCGCCAGAAAAATCAAAGCTCGGATATCTTCTAACCTGTGAATGGTGCCTATCAATTTGGGTAGCATCACTGTTTTATATATCGGCTATGATTACATCAGTAACTATTGCAGTAGCGGGCGTATTCGCCTTGTCTGCTGTAGCAGGACTGTTGACCGCGTATGAAGACAAATAACTTCATGCTCCGCAGCAAATATGACGAGGAGAATCGCCGATGAGCGTATTCAAAAAAGAAGAGCCAGCAGTAGAGTCAGCGACTCCTGCCGCTACACCAAAACCTCGTAAGAAGCGTTCAACTAATCGCTCTACTCAAGTCATTATCAATCAAAAGCCTGCATCAAAACCTTCTGGCATAGCATCCGTTTTTACTAGCAATTCAAACAGCCCGCAACCACTTTCATATAACACTCCTCGTTCATTAACTGCTGCTGCAGCGCAAGTAAAGATGAACGACAAGGCAGAATTCGAGCAGTTCAAATCACGACGTTACGCATCTTCCTCAAGCTGGCAAGCAGAAGCTTGGGAGTATTACGACGCAATTGGTGAAATCAAATACGCATTCAATCTAGTTGCATCTGTTGTATCTAGAATCCGAATCTTTGCAGCATCTATCGATGATGCTTCACAGGCTCCTGTATCTGTTCACGAATCAAGAATTATTGATGCAGGTCTTGCTTCTGCAGCTGAACGTGCGCTAGACAGGCTAAACTCTGCATATGGTGGACAAGCAGGTTTACTCAAAGATGCAGCTCTTAACCTTTCAGTCTCTGGAGAGTGTTACCTCGTCCAGATGCCTGCTCGCATTGGAACTGGCACTCCCGAGTCTTGGGATATTCGTTCTGTAGATGAAGTTGTTGTTGACGCTAAAGGCGGATACAACGTCATTGGTCGTCGTGAACAAACACAAGGTGCTGGTGCAGGTTTTGGAGTCTCCCGCCTTGGTAACAATGCATTCGTAGGACGCATCTGGCGTTCACACCCACGCTTCTCTGATGAAGCAGATTCATCACTACGAGGTCTACTAGACCTATGTGCTGAACTCCTACTACTGAATAGGACATTCCGTGCGACGGCTCGCTCTCGCCTCAATGCTGGCGCTCTTTATCTTCCAGATGGTCTTTCGGTTGCGGCGCAGGCGGACCCAGACTACCCATACGATTCTGAGGATGGCATCGGCGCAGGCTTTACTGCTGAAGAAGCAGAAGATGAATTCGAAGAGCAACTAATCGATGCGATGACAACTCCGATTCGTGACGAAGAGTCCGCATCAGCAGTTGTCCCTCTTATCATCCGTGGTCCTGCAGAACTTGGCGACAAGATTAAGCAGTTTAAGTTTGAGCGTTCTTTCGACCCAGCACTTGCTGAGCGTTCAGACCGTGTACTAGAGCGCATCCTGCAGGGACTTGATGTTCCAAAGGATGTTGTAACAGGTCTTGCTAACGTCAAGTACTCAAACGCTCTACAGATTGATGAAGCACTTTACAAAGCACACATCGAGCCTCTAATGCTCCTTATCTGCGATGCGCTAACAGTTGTTTACTTACGCCCATACCTAATTGCAAATGGCTATTCAGAGTCAGAAGCAAACCGCATTACAGTTTGGTACGACCCATCAGCAGTGTCTACACGCAACGACCGTGCAGCAGATGCAGATGCAGGTTTCGACCGCGGAGCAGTTTCTTACGACACATGGCGTCGTGCTCATGGCTTCTCAGACCAAGATGCACCAACTCCAAACGAGCTTGCTATTCGCATGCTTAATGAGAAGGGTGCAATCACACCAGAACTTACAGAGGCAATGCTTAATGCACTTGCACCAGAAGTTATGAACGCAGTTCGCGATGCACAACAGGCTTCTTCTGTTGCTCCACTTCCACCAGATGTAGAACAAGCACTGCAGCAGGCAGAAGCTGGTGCAACAGAAGCTCCAGCAGAAGGTGCAACACCTGAAGCAGAAGGTGCAACACCTGAGACACCAGAGGCAGCGCAGTAATGACTGAGAAGAAGTTGATTCCAATTACTCCTGTAACTGCAGCTGCTGAAGGGGCATGCCCTCCTGCAACACAGGACATCGCAATCAACCTTGAGAATCGTAAAAAAGCAATTGATGCAGCAATGTATGGTCCACTTAATCCTGCAGAGCCAAACGAAGAGTATTGGACTGCACTAGGCGCTGAGTGGGGCGTCGATGTAGAGACTGCTAAGAAGCAGACCTGCGGAAACTGCGCTGTATTCATTCAGACACCAGAGATGCTTTCTTGCATCGAGACTGGTCTAACAGATAACGCAGATGAGTTTGATGCAATTGATGCAGCAGGTGAACTTGGCTACTGCGAAGCATTTGATTTTAAGTGTGCATCAGCTCGTACTTGTCGTGCATGGGTTGCTGGTGGTCCAGTAACAGAAGAGAAGACAGAAGAAGCCCCTGTTGTTGAAGCAGAGTATGTAGCAACTCCTAAGGTCCCTGTTAACAAAGTTACTTTTGGTGTTCGTGCAGAAAAAGCTTTGGAAAATAAAGTAGCTGACTACAACAAGTACGCAGCTTCAGACCGCAAGGCAACTCTTTCAATGGTTAAGGCTGTCTACCGCCGCGGAGCATCTTCATTCTCAGTTTCTCAGCATCAGGGAACAACTCGTGGCCGTTGGGCCATGACTCGCGTTGACGCATTCCTTCGCCTCTTGAGCGCAGGCAAGCCACTTAATGCTTCTTACAAAGCAGATAACGATTTGCTTCCTGTATCACACCCACGCTCAACTAAGAAGACCGTTAATGGTCAGGCTGTTACAGCATCTGGTCTAATCCCAGAAGAACAAGCATTGGCAGAAGCACTTGTATACATTACAGAGAAGTATGGAAAGTTTGACCAAGACGGCGATGGAGTTTGGGCTGGTTACACGCCTGCTGCAGAAAACGACGTAAAAGATATTGGTGTTGCATGCATGAACTGCGTTTTCTACAAGCATGACGAGACTGGCAAAGATGTTTGCCAGATTATCTCTCTAGAAATTGAAGACCTTGGTAAGTGTCGGTTTGCAGTAATCCCAGAGGGCGTTGTAAAAGGATATGACATTCCAATTCGTGACAAGGACAGCCTAGAGCTTCTTCTTGCATCTGCATACGCAGAGTCTCAGTTAGCAGTTGAGTTAAAAGAAGAATACGAAACACCAGAGCAAGCTATCCTTGCTCTAACAGAATTTTCAGGATTTGGTTACGATGCAGAACCTGCGTTCCGTGCATCATGGCTCCGTGCAGTTAGAAATGGCGAAGACCCATTTAAGAGAGCAAAAATGCTTTCAACAATGACATATGAAAGTTTAGATGCTGACTTGCTACCAAAAGGAGAGATTAAGTAATGGCTGAGAATCCTTGCTGGGAAGGCTACGAGCAAATCGGTATGAAGATGAAGAACGGTAAGAAAGTTCCTAATTGCGTACCAGTAAAGAAGGCTAAGACCCAAACTTCTATTGAAGAGCAAACACGCATGATTAATCAAGCTGCTCTTGCACTTGCTGCTCAAGCTAATTCAGAGTTTTCTGGCACACGAACAATTACAAATGGTGTTGCTCGCACAATTGTTTCTCGTTCTTTAGAGAAGACAGCAGATAGCCCTTACTCTATTCGCAAGCACCAAGCTTTAACTGAGTTGACACATTTTATTAGTCTTCTTCAGCACAACAAAACTCTAGGGGATAAGTCACTTAATGCTGACCTTCTTCCTATTGGTCACCCAGAATCAAACCGTAGCGCTTCTGTATCTGTTGCTTCAATGATGAAAGCCCGCGCTCGTTGGATTTCAGATGACCCAAAGATTAAAGATGACTCTGTAAAGACTCTGATTGCATCTGCTTTTACTGCACACCCTGCATCTGCAGAGTACTCATACACGATGACTCGTCTTGCATCACTTCCTCAAGGCACAATCCCTCAATACGCTCTTGTAGCAGCGCTTGGTGACGGAAACTCTTCCGCTGCCCGTCGTGCTCGTGCATTGCGTCAGCGTCGTGACCGTAAGGGTCGCTTCGCAGAGATGGGTGGCGGATTAAAAGCACTTATTCGTCGTCTTGATGGTGTAGTTCGTAATTTAACAGGAAGTCCTGTGTCTCAATCTGAGGATGGGGATTTCACTGTAGAACTTCCAGATGGTCGTCTTGTAAAGATTCCTGCCTCTGCTGGTGAAGGTGTTAAGGCATTTATCCCAAGCAAACGCGCTGGTGATGGTTACAGCACAACCCCTGCAAAGTTTTCTTCTAAAGACCCAGTTCTTGAAGAAGGCGACCTTGAATTCGTTGATGCTCCAGATGGTTTCCGTGTTGACGAAACTTGGAGCCCTTCAGCAGATGACCTTGAATATTACGGAACCAAGATTGACCTTGGCAAGAAGTACACAGATGATGCCTACGATGTAATTAAATTTGAACCGGGCGACAACGCTGCTGTTCGTGACAAGTTTGAAGCTGCTCAACAGCGTGAAAACGAAGGACAGAACGTAGTTGCTGATGGTAAGGGTGAAGACGGTTGGATTGACTACAGCAAGCCTGTGTTCTTTGTACACCGCCGTGGTGATGACGAAGGTCGTCCATTTGCTGCAGTCCAATCATGGGCTGATGCACAAGACCTTATTGCACAAGATGAGCCACGCTTTGAAGCTGGAGAACTAGCTGACCCAAGCCGTGCTGGTATAGAAGGTTCTGAAGATGATGCAGAAGATGCAAAGACTGCACCAGATAAAGTTTCTGGCTCTAAACCAACAACTCTAGAAAAGGGTAAGAAACTAACACCCGAAGATGTTGAAAAAATGGGTGGAACTGTTATTCCAGGTGGACCAGATGCCCCTGACTACCAAGTTCGTGCTTACAAGAAAGCCGTAAAGAAGTATCGCAAGAGCGGTGGAGATGTTCCAGTAGACCCACGCAAGCAATGGGGAGCATTCCCAGATGGCACGGTAGTAGACCTTGACACTGGCGAACTACTTCGCGACTCTGAAGGAAAAGTATTTATCCCAGAAGAACCAGAAGAGTTAGTTAAAGAAAAGAAAACTCTTACTGGAAAAAAGAAGATTGCAACTCTTCCTGAAAAAAAGAGCGCAGATGTTCCAGATGCTTATCACGAAGTAGATAAAACAAAGCCTTACAAGCCATCAGGCACAATCGAAGGCGCTGAGTCCACTGATGCAACTGATGACCCTGTAGAACTTGCACAAAAGTTTGATACACCAACACTTAAAGA